AGAAAGCTGAGGCTGAAGCTTTTAGACTTCAAGCAGCTTGGAAGGCTCACCCTGATCCCACAGTTTTAAAAGCTCTTGTAATTGAGAAAGCTGTCTTTTTTGTGTTGCTGCCTTTCTTCAGATTCAACGGAGACACTGGGATGAGGGTTACATCAGCGGATATCAGCCGTGATGAAACCATTCACGTAAGTGGTCATAGTCTTGTGTGTAGAGAAAAGGGTTGGACTCCTAGCCCATCTTTAGATAAACTAAGGAAAGCAACAATTAATTGGGTTCTTCAACCTTTAGGAGATTCAGAGGATCGCTATCTCAATAAGCAGTTCTGGCTAGATCAGTCAGATAACCTGATGTACAGTGGAAAGACAGAGGGTTTAGACGATACTAAACGAGCTAGAGTCCCTGCCTTTTTTGAAACTAGCAATTCTGATTTACCAAGCTATGCCTAATTTTAATAACTGGAGAAACTGGGGAACTAATATTCTTATTAGGCTCGGTCTTCAGGATCAACACTATGCCCATGCGTTTGCGACAGTAGATCCTGTCTATGAGAAGGAAGAAGAAGAGGTAGATTTAGCTCCTACTATGTTTGAGTGGCGAATTTGGAGATCAGTTAAAAGAGCAGCTAAATCTGTATATAAAGCAGTAGTGAAGCCTGTTGTTAAAAAGGCTACGAATATTGTTAAAGATACTGGAAAAACAGCAGCAAAAGTATATAAAGCGGTAGCGGAGCCAGTTGTTAAAACTGTACAAAAAGTAACCAAACCTTTAGATGAAGCTATTAATGTAGTTAAACAACCAGTACAGAACGTTGCTAAAGATATAGGTAGTTATGACTATAAAAAGAAAGCTTCTAATATTGCTAAAGATGTAGGTAAAACAGCTGATAAAGTTGGAGCAAACATTAAAAGAGGTGCTGAAGAAGTTGTAGACACAGCAGGAAAAGTAGTTAGTGCTGTTGGTAGAGGTGTTAAGGATGTAGTCACTAAACCAGTTCAATCCATTTCAAACGTTCTTACCTTTGGTGCTGTTGATAGGGAAATGGATAAAGCTAAGAAAGAAGCAGCCGCAGCTCAAAGTATGCATCAACAAAGTGTAGATGAATATAAAGCTGGAGAAGCTAAGAATAAAGCAGAGCTAGACGCAGCTAGGGCAAAGTATGCAGCTCAAAAGGCAGCTTCAAGTAAATCAGCTGCTGAGAGTCAATCAAAACTTGATAGAGCTACTGCTTACCGTGCTGAAGCTAAAGCAACAGGTGAAAGAACTTATGCTGCTCAAAGAAACATTTCTAAACAGGGTGAGTTTCTTGCTTCTCAAACACTAAGAAAAGCACAAGAAGAAGCAGCTAAAAGAAAGCAAGTAAAAGAAAGTAAAGGATCAGGTCCTGGTTATACTGGTGTAACTATTAAGCCTGGTAGTGCTCTTCCTACAGGTAAGGTTAGGTCTAAATCTAAGAGTAAGAAAGAGTTAGTTGAGAAGAGTAAATCAGGTGGGTTAGGTGGCTTATGATTCCTCACATCCCTGAGGAAATAGTCAAATATCTAGAAGAGGTCTATCCAGATAGGGCTCCAGATATTAGTATGGAAGAGAAACTAATTTGGTTTACTGTTGGACAGGTGGCGGTCGTTCGTCATTTGAAAGATCAGTTTAATCTCCAAGAAGAAACTAAATACAATTGAGGTAAACAGAAATGGTATTTCCTTGGTTAGCAGTAGCAACTGGTTTAGGTGCAGCAGCGACAGCCTATTCTGGCTATCAAGCTGCTCAATCTGCTAGAAAGCAAGCTGAATCTGCAAGAGCAGCAACAGCAGAATCTAGACGTAGAGCTCAAGCTGAGTTAGCTCAAATGCAAAAGGACTCTGCAGCTCAGCAGAGACAGTTTACTTTGCAGATTGAACAAGCTCAAGCTGCTACTAGACAGCAAGGCGAAGCTGCAGCGGCTTCTTTAGCTCAAGGTGAAAGAGCAGCAGGAGCAGCTAGAGCCGCTTCTAACTTAGCTATTCACCGTTCTCAGCTTTCAGCTGCTATTGCACGTCAAGGACAACAGACTAATGTTAAGAAAGCTACACGCTCTAAGCGAGCTACACCAGCTCACATGAGAACAAAGTTATCTATTGACTCTGGACTCGGTGGTGGAGGTGAAGCAGGTACAGGTGCTAGTGGATTAGGAGGGAACGTTGGCTAATAAAACCGGAACATCAGCTTCTAGATATCAATTTCTAGAGCCAGAAAAAAGTATATATCTTGATCGAGCGATTGAGTGTGCTAAATACACACTCCCTACGTTGATCACTGATAACGATAGGAGTACTGGTAAGAATCTTTATACAAAAATTACAACTACATACCAAGGTTTGGGAGCCAGAGGTGTAAACAATTTAGCAGCTAAACTTTTAATTGCTCTTCTACCTCCAAACCAAGCATTTTTTAGGCTCTCTGTAGATGATATTAAGCTCCAACAAGAGCTTGAGAACTATAAAGAACTACAATCAGAGTTTGATCAGCAGCTTTCTCTAATGGAGAGAGCAGTGATGAGAGATATAGAGGAATCAGGAGATAGGACTGCTTTATTTGAAGCTCTTAAACATCTTATTGTTGGTGGAAACGCTGTACTATATGTAGCTGAAAACGGTACTAGAGTTTATCCTCTTAAATCTTTTGTTCTTAATAGAGATCCAGAGGGAAATATACTTGAAATAGTAATAAGAGAAGAAGTTAGTACTGAAGTACTTCCTCCAGGTATAGCTCCTAAGAATAACGAAGGTAAAAATACTGATAAAACTGTTTTCTTATATACCCATGTCAAGTGGGATTACAAAGGAAACAAATGTAACTGGCAACAAGAAGCCTACGGTCAACCAGTAGGACCAATTGGTTCAGCTGCTATAGATAAATGCCCGTTCATAGCTCTTAGACTTTTTCGTGTAGCTCATGAAGCTTATGGTCGTTCGTTCTGTGAGGAGCTGTTAGGTGATCTTAAGTCTTTGGAGTATCTCTCAAAAGCGATTGTCGAAGGATCAGCCGCAGCCGCTAAGATAATTTTCCTCTGTAATCCAAATGGTACTACACGTCCAGATGTTTTAGCAAGAGCTAATAATGGCTCAATTGTGGCTGGTAATGTTAACGATGTAGCGCCGCTGCAGATGCAGAAACAGGCAGACTTATCTGTAGCTCTACAAACCATAGCTCGTATAGAGCAGAGACTTAGTTTTGCTTTCTTACTTAATAGTGCTATTCAAGCTGGTACTCAAGGTCGGGACCGAGTCACCGCAGAAGAGATCAGAATGGTTGCACAGGAGCTCGAAGCTGGATTAGGTGGGGTCTACTCCATACTTTCTGTAGAACTACAGCTTCCAATGGTTAGACGCAAGATGGCAATGATGGAACGTAGAGGTAGTCTTCCTTCTCTTCCTGCCAACGTGGTGAGACCTCGTATTACAACAGGTTTAGATGCCCTTGGTAGAGGAAACGATAAAGTTAAGCTGATTGAGTTTGTTACTACTCTTGCTCAAACACTTGGTCCAGAGATCATGAGTCAATTCGTTAATAACAGAGAACTTATTGTTAGATTGGCCGCTTCTGATGGTTTAGATATTTACAAGTTAATCAAGTCTGATGAGCAGTTAGCACAAGAACAGCAGCAGCAAGCTATGATGGCACAGGAACAGCAGCAAGCTCAAGATCCACAAAACGATCCAGCTAAGCAGGCTGCATTACTTAAAGCAGAAAATGACACAGTCGGGCAAGGCCAAGGCTCCTAAAAGGATCTCTGTACCTAAGGTAGTGATTACTGAAGAGACCCTACCTGATATTAAAGATCCAGAACCAGTAGCAGAAAGACCTACTGATCGCTACTCCTTACTGATTGAGCAGCTTAGGGAAGAAAGACCTGTTGCTTATGATCAGTTTATAAAGCTGACGAAAGCTCAAAAAAGAGTTACCATACTTAGTGATTTATCTCTAAGAATCGGATAGTAAATGGAAATCACAGTACAAGGAGATAATGGTCAGGGTGAAACTGGCCCTTATTCTGAAGATGATCAGATTCTTCTAGATCAAGATGCTCAAGATCAAGGTGAAGAAGTTGGTGAACAGGAGGAAACTCCTCAAAGTTATGAAGAGTATGCAGGAGAGTTTTTAGATATTGCTCCTCAGCTAGATGAAATGGGTTATCAAATCCATGAAGAGCATCCAGGTGAAGGATGGGAAGAAGTATCCCCTGAAGAGTTAGAAGCTATCCGTAAAGGAGAACAGTATGAAGAGTCAGAGGAGGAAGTAGAAGACCCAAACTACGTACCGGATGTACCTCTCTCGGATGGAGATCAAGAAGCTGTTGTAGAGACTATCGGTGGAATAGAAAATCTAGATCAAGTTAGAGACTGGGCTGTTAACACTCTTGATAAAGGTGAACTCACTG